CGGAACGGACAACAGGTGGGATCAACGCTTCCAAACCAAGGTTCTGGTCGATCTTGTTGCGGGCTGTGGTGTGCGGAACGATTTGGACTCCGCGTAATGCCTGCCAGCGGCGCACGAAGTCGTGTGCAAGCAGGAACCGCTGTGCTGCGTTTACTTCGACAACGATGTGGGAGATCGGGTAGCCAAGGTCTTCGCCGCGTTCGATCAGTTCTTCTAGGACACCGGAGTAGGTGCCGGTCGCCATCGTGTAGCCCAACAGTTCCTCGGCGGTCAGTTTGACCCTGAGAATGTCGATCACATGGTAGAGGCCGAGGTCGGGTTGGATGACAGTCCAGATGACACCCCAAAAGTTCGCGGGTGACGGGTCAACCGAGACGATGCTGACCCACGGTGCTGATAGTCCGCGTGGCAGGAACCCTGGTTGGCGTTCTCGGTCGATGCAGCCGGTGTACTGGATGCCGTCCGACGCGATCCCGCCTGTGAGCATCGGTCGTTCTACGAGCTGGTAATCGAGATCGATGTCTTCTTGCTGGTAGACGACACGGAATTTTTGTGGCTGGTTGTGTTTGATGAACGACAGGTCTTTGTACGGGAGCCGCACGGGGTCGAGCATTGGGCCGTCAGGCCACGGTGGAGCAGTTTTCTTACGAGAATTTTTGCCTGTGTCCAGTTCCTCGTAGTACGCCTTGTAGATCAGATGATGATATTTCGGCACCATGACCGGATCGGCGAGTGCTTCTTCGACAGTCATGTCTTCGCCGTCGTCGTCGTCGTCTACGTCTTCGTAGGTGACTTTGTTGAGGCAATGTTTGTACAGGTCGCCGGGGCCGAGCCTCTGGCCGACCACCGCGACGACACCGCCAGGGTCGCAACGTGCCTCGGCCATCGAATCCCAGCGTTCCAACAGACGGTCACGGGCAACAGATTCTTTCGCGTTCTCCGGTGACGCCACGTCATCGAACAGGCAGAGGTCGGCACGGTGACCGATGAACTCTGAATCGATGCCGTACGCCGACACGGTTGGTTCTTTGTTGTCCAACCCGCCAGGAATGTACTGTTCAACCACGAATTCTTCGGCGCGCCACAACGAACCGGACGCTAACGGTTTGAACCGCCCGTAATCCTGCGCCAAACAGCCCTCAGGTTCTATGACAAGTCCTTTGCGTACTTGTTCGGGGTCTGGGGAGAACCTGACGGGTCGTTCTAAGGTTTCGCGGATACGCCGGGAGTACTGTTTCGCCAATGTTTGGCTGATTGAGCCGATCAAGACTCGGATGGCCCGGTTTCTTACGATCGACCAGACTGCCACGTCGTGAAAAAGCGTAGATTTGCCTGCACCTGGCGGGCAGTTCAGCACCAAAAACTCCTTTTCCTCCGACTCCAGGTACTCAACAATCTTGTAGGCGGCGTCAACCTGCCACGGCGACGGGACACGACCGAGGTAGACCCGTCGGAAGTAGTCGAAATCGTCCCATCCTTGTTTCGCCCGTTCCGACAACCGCTCATAAGGGATGACTGGTGGGAGGTCGCCGGCCTCATCGATCATGGTGCGGAGTTCGCGGCGTTCCCGCCCCGAGTTCGCACCCGCTTTCTTCACCGCGAAATCCGCGGCGCGGGTTTCCGCTTCGATTTTGCGGCGGTTCGCATCCCATTTTTGGCCGGTGTTGTAATGGATGCCGGCGATCTTGCAGGCTTCCTTGATCGAGATGCCGGCTGCGCGGGCTTCCCAGAAGCGTGCTTTGTCTTCGGGTGGGACGTTACGGCGTCCTGACCTGTCTGTACCTGCCATCGTGGCTCAATGATACACAGGGGAGCTGCGCCGGGGGCCAGGAGGTAGGTAACCCCCAGCGCGCTCAACCCTTGTGGGGTATCGGCGGGAAAGGAAATAACCGCCTGACCCGGAAGTGGAAACAGAGAAAACACCTCCGGGCTAACACCATCGTACCAGATCAAACTCAGGAGACTCCACATATCTGCATGGGGAAACCCGGAAGTGCTACACTTGTCACAAGCCGTGTGGGGCGGCGACACAAAGGAAACGAAATTACTAGCGAAACGAGAAAAAATGAGACAGACATCAGCGACCGAGTATTTCTCGATCATCCCCGAATCCGTCCTCTACGCGGACATCAGCTCTAACGCAGTTCGCGTCTACGGGGTGCTACGACGGCACGCCGACAAAGACGACAACACCTGCCACCCCGGCAAAGGCCGGATCGCTGCTCTCGCACGAATGTCAGAACGCAGCGTCGATCGAGCCGTCAACGAACTTGTCGCTGGAGGGTTCGTCACGATCCATCATCGACGCAACCCAGACAACCCAGAACAGTACCTGTCAAACCAGTACGTTATCCACAGCACCCCCCGCGCTGGTGACCCTACCCCCCGCGCTGACGACCCTACCCCCCCCGCGCTGGTGACGGTACCCCCCCGCGCTGGTGGCGCAGTAACCATAGTCAAAGAACCAGAGCCAATAAACCAGACACCGTCTCCCTCATCTGACGATTCGGAGTTCGACACCTTCTGGCAAATCTACCCGCGGAAAATCGCCCGCAAAAAATGCGAGCAATGGTGGCACAAACATGCCACAGACGTGGCATCCGACATCCTCGACGCAGCCACCACCGCCGCCAAACAATGGCGACAAGACAACACCGAACCCAGATACATCCCGCACCCATACACCTGGCTAAACCAAGAACGCTGGAAAGATCACACCCCCCTCCCTGCTCCAGAAAAAGAAGTGCGGCCCTACGACACCCAACCCACCCAATGCGACACCTGTGACGGAACCCGCTACATCAGCACCGAAGACAAACACGGACGCAGCTGGGCCGCACCATGCCCCGACTGCAACTGATATACTCAACACCACGCGGCACGCACCGCTCGGTCGTACCCCACTTGCACGGGGCGGGACGGAACCCACGGAAACGTGGTCGATCCCCCATGCCCTTGACACAGCGACGAACCTGGTCGAGGCACGAAAACGGGGGAAGCACGAACCGGCAACGACGACAACACACACAACGTGAAGCTCCACGACAACGAGCGGGACTCAGGAACAGAGGCACCCTGAGGGGGGACATACACCTCTCTGCACAAACACCCCCACCCAACGCAAATCACAACAGCCGAACAACAAAACCACACATCCCCAACACACCTAATAAAGACTCCCCGCCCTAGCGGCTCCGGCATACCCCCGGTCGAGCGTTTCGCAGGCTGGCACGGGGGGGGTGGGTTGTTGCTGGGGCAGCAGCACGTTGGTGGCGAGCGCAGCGAGCCTGAGGGATGTATCCCCGGAGGGGATGCGTCTTCGGCGACGAAGGAGCCGGGGGGTGAGGGGTGGAACCCCTGGCCGCGTAGCGGCGCGGCGTAGCCGCTGCGTAGGTTGGGTCACCCGGAGGGTGGCCTTGCAGCCGCGAGGTACGAGCGGCGGGGGCGCGACGAAGGAGCGCCTGCGAGCGAAGCGAGCAAACCGCACTAATCCACAGGGTTATCCACAGGCTGTGGAATGTATAACTATGCGGCACGGTGAATACCCACAGGCTGGGGACAACCTCACGCGCTCGACCTCCGGCACGACCTCCGACGCGCTACGGGCGGGGCACTCGAGGAACTCACGCCTACCGGGGTGTGGTGGTGGTGATAGTGGTGGTGCAAGTTGGATCGCGGCGCGCGGGTGGGTGTGTTTGATTTGGGTGTGTGGTTGGTTGTATGCTCTGGGTGTCGCTCGGCGTGGGGTCGGGTGGCGCTACTTAGGAGGTAGTCAGAATGGAAGTTGTCCGTGTTGGTGTTTCGTCGCTCGATGAGCGGCGCGAGTGGTTGGAACGTCGGCGGGTGGTGTCCGGCGCGGTCAATGCGTGCACGGTGTGCGATGCGGTGAACGTGGTCGAGGTCGATCTCGTGGCTCATCATGGCGCGGTGGTGTTGGTGCATCGGTCGTGCATGGTGTGCGAGTCGTCGTGGGTTGATCGTTACCATCTCGCGGCGTGTTCTATTGAGTCGCTCGAGGATATCGAGGGGGTGGCGGCTGAGACTGGGGCGTGTGATTTGTGCGGCGGCGTGTATGCGTTGGGCGCGGACGATCACAACGGTGAGACCGGGTGCCATTTTGAGTGCGAGGCGGCGGCGGCGGCGGGTGCTGTGTGGACGATCGAGGCGGTGCAGTCATGAGCGCGCCGCGGTGGATTGTCGACCGGGGCCATGCGTGGCTCGAGGTGCCTCTAGGCGAGGCGGTAACGGCGTCGCTCGAGGTGCGTCCGGTGTCGCGGTTCTCATATGTGAATCGTGACCTGGGGTTGGCATATCTCGAGGAAGATTGCGACGCGGGTGTGTGGGTCGAGTGGCGGCACGGTGCCGATACGACCGGCGCGGCGTTGTGGTTCGCGTGCTCCGACTTTGAGGTGTACCGGGTCGACGGTCTGGCATGGGTGCGCGAGTTGCCACGGTTCGAGGTGCTCG